CTGCGCCCACTCCGAGAGTTCTATATAGTAATGCCTCGGAAGACAGCATCGCTATAGTGGAAACATTTGCTACAGATGAATTGGTGTGGTTTCCAACAAGCCAATTCAAGCACTGGTTCATATACCAGCAACGATTGCCAATGTTCTCATTGTGTTATCACCTCCTATGTGTGTATTTTTGTAACGACAGTTGATATTATGGTATGTTATATAGCATCACCTCCTTTGTGTTAGTTATTATTATGCTACAGCCAGGTTATCTCATCTACTACTTTAACCTTAATACCATAGCTTGTATTCTTGGGTAATTCCTCCTTTGGAGCTCTGTAACGAACTCTCTTACTCATGGTTATTGTGTCAAGGATATCATCTACCCTCTGTAGAGCCTCATAAGCTCTTACTATGTCATCTGTGCTCATGTTCTCATCAGAGAGGCCCTCAAGTCTCTCTATAATCTTGTCTATCATCTTAGGGAGCACTGTGTTGTTGTGTGCCATCTATCACCTCCAAGGGTTTATTACTTTAGTTATTCTACCCACAAGTCCAAGACGAGGACTACAAACAGATACACATTCATTCCTAATGACAGTATCAAGAGGATAGCCAGGTTTAATGCCCAGTCATGGTGTCTGTTACTAATCTTCATAGCTCTTACTCCTAATTAAGGTTTATTACTTATTTCACAGTTACCGAGAACAATCTGACTCCTGCTCCTTTGTTATAGGGTTAATCAAGTAGGACTGGTCACCCATGTAGGGTGGGGGGGGTTGTTTTTACAACTCCAATAGTGTAGTTATACATAGTGTAGTGTAATACTAATTCCTCCTTTTGTTGTGTATGCCTCTTGTATAGATACTACTACTATACTTACTACTACATATAAATACATAAATACACCATTATCATATAGGTAGTCGGGGATATAATTCGTCCGAGAAATAGCATAGGGGAGGGTATATGGTGTAAATAGTAGTAGTTATACATAATATAGATAGTAGGTGTAGTGTTTATTGATTAAGTGTCTCTAACAGGAGTCTGGAGAGTATCTAATAGTAGTGTCAAAAACCACAGGTATAAATTAGGGGCCAGTTCTTGGGGCGGTGCGGTGTAAAGGGTGGGACTAATTAAAAAAGAACTACGGGATAAGGTAGTAGTATTATTACTGTATCATAAAAACATAGAAGCACTGGTTAATAGAGATACTGTCTCATATAAAGAATACAATGACTCCTTACTTATAGTATGTACTTACTCCTCTGAATCATGATGATATAATTAGGCCGGCTCCCAAAATATCGTAAGCACTTCGTGTGTATATCGTAATATCGTAAAGGATATCGTAAGTATAGTATAGTAGTATTATCCTAACAAGTATTATCATAAGTAGTACGAATATCCTTTCCTTTCCCTCTCTTTTATTGTATAATTACTATTAATATAGTATTGAATTAACTAACCTCTACTATATATAGATATTTGTTTTAAAATAAAATTACACATGGAGAGATTATGGCCGCAAGCTTAACAGCACGACAAGTTAAATATTGTAGATTGGTAGCCGACGGGATGTCCGAACCAAATGCTGTTCTGGAAGCCGGTTACTCAACTAAAGGTAAATATAATACACTTAACACTTTAAGGAATAATCACCGTGTCCAAGCACAGATTAATTATTACCTGAAGAGCGAGCAAGATAATGAGATAGCAACTAAACAAGATAGAGAGAAACTTTGGACATCTATTATGAATGACCCAGCATTTACTGGTGGTATTAGATTGGAAGCATCTAAGCTATTAGGTAAGGCACAAGGAGACTTTGTAACAAGTTCGAAGGTAGAGCATAACATAGCAGACAAACCTGTTGTATTGATACCCGAGAGCTCTCCTAAAGAGTGGGAAGAGTATTGGGAGAAGACTAACGATGAAGAATAGTGAGGGAGAGATTATATGGATGCCACAGCCTGGGTCACAAACAGCATTTATAACTTGTCCTTACTGGGAAGTCTTATATGAAGGAACACGAGGGCCGGGTAAAACAGATGCACTTATTATTGATTATCTACAAGGAGTAGGTAAAGGTTATGGAGCAGCTTATAGAGGTATTATATTTAGAGAGAGCTTTCCACAACTATCTGATATTATAAGTAGGACTAAGAAATACTTCACACAGATATATCCTAAGGCTAAGTTTTTAGGTTCCAATGGTGTGAATAAGTGGGTGTTTCCTGATGGAGAAGAGTTACTGTTTAGGCATATGAGAAAGCCAGATGATTACTGGAATTACCATGGACATGAGTATCCCTGGATTGGTTGGGAAGAGCTAACTAACTGGGCAAGCATTGAGTGTTATGATAGTATGAAGGCATGTAATAGATGTAGTATCCCTGGTGTGCCTATCAAATATCGTGCTACATGTAATCCATGGGGAGCAGGACATGGTTGGGTTAAACAATACTTTATAGACCCCGGCCCTCCTTACACAAAGATACTAAATGATTCTGGACAGATAAGGATGAGGATACATGGAACAATACATGAGAACAGATTACTACTTAAAGCACAGCCAGACTATATCAAGAATTTAGATAGTATTAATAATCCGCAGAAGAGGTTAGCCTGGTTAGAAGGTAGTTGGGATATAGCAGCAGGTGGATTCTTTGATGGTATATGGGACCCAAGTAAGCATATCATTAAACCCTTTAAAGTTCCAGATACATGGAAGCATACTATAGGGTTTGATTGGGGGAGTCAGAAGCCAGCAGCATTAGGTATCTGGGCTAAGAGTGATGGTAGTGTATTGCCAGATGGTAGAAGCTTCCCTAAGGGTAGTATAATAAGAGTAGGTGAATGGTATTTAGCAGAGAAGGACAATAGAGGCTTTACTATACCAGATAAAGGACTAAGGCTAACTAATGAGCAGATGGCATTAGGTATCCTAAAGAGGACTAAAGATATAAACACAGGACAGTGGGTAGCAGACCCAAGTATGTTTAGAGACCAGAGTGGCCCAAGTATTATGAAACAGTTTAATAAGGTCTGTAAGATACCATTTAGACCAGCAGATAACGAGCGCATAGCAGGTTGGCAATCAGTTATAGGTCTAATGTCCGAATCATTAAAGGATGTGCCAGAGTATCCAGGACTTTGGGTATTTGATACATGTAGAGAGTGGATACGAACAGTCCCTACACTAATGAGAGACGAACACAATATAGAAGATATAGATACTACCACCGAAGACCATATAGCAGATGAAACAAGGTATGTGTGTCAGACAGTGAGAGCACCAATGAAGACCAGAGAGTTATTAATATAAGGAGAAACTATGACTATAATAAATACTAAAGGTAATACAGTAGATGCTACCTCCGAGGTTTATGATGAGATGGTCGAGTATTGGCAGCTACCTATGACACTATTAGGTGGTGAGAAAGCTATGAAGGATGCTACTACTACCTATCTACCAAGAGAACCAATGGAGTCAGAAGCACAGTATACAAATAGATTAGCAAGAACCACTCTAAAGAATTTCTATGGTTGGGCTATAGAGAATCATGTAGGAAGAGTGTTCAAGAAACCTATTGTATTGAGTGATGATACAGATGAATCTATAGTAGAGTATAATAAGGATTTAGACCTACAAGGAAACGGTACAGATGCTTTCTATAGAGAAGTGTTTAGAGACATGCTTATCAAAGGAATTAGCTATGTGTATGTAGATTTTCCTCGTAATGAAGAGGATATGTCTTTAGCAGATGAAGAGATGAGTAACTTAAGACCTTACTGTGTTCATATCAAAGCAGAACAACTTATCAATGCTGTGTCTAAAGTAGTTAATGGCCGTGTAGTGCTACAGAGAGCACATATACTTGAGACAGCCGTAGTAGATGATGGAGAGTGGGGAACTAAGACTTATGAAAGGATTAGAGTGCTTTATCCAGGCTTCTGGGAGTTATATGGAAGACCAGTTACTGGTGGAAGTTATGAACTATTGGATAGTGGAGAAACATCTTTATCATATATACCACTGATTCCTTTGTATGGTAGAAAGACTGGGTTCTTTGGAGGTCTATCACCATTACAGAATTTAGCTAATCTTAATAGAGCACATTGGCAAAGTATGTCTGACCAAATGAATATTACACATGTAGCTCGTGTTCCTATTCTATTCGGCACAGGCTTTGATGATGGAGATGGTCTTACTGTTGGCTCCCGAGCAGCTATAATGGGACCTGATGGTAGTGGATTAGAATTTGTAGAACATACTGGTAAAGCTATTGAAGCTGGTATGACAGAGCTAAAAGATTTAGAAAGTAGGATGTTGTTAGAGAGTTTAGAAATGCTAAGTGATGAGTCTGGAGAGACAGCTACCTCTCGCTCTTTAGATATATCCGACATAAATTGTTCATTACAGACTCTGGCTATTAAACTGGAGCAGATGATAGAACATGTTAATAATGTAATGTCTGATTGGGATGGTATTGAAAGAGCTGGTTCGGTTGTAGTTAATACTGACTTTGGTCTGGAGCTAAGAGACGGTAGTGAGGGGAACT